GGCAGAAGATCGTCGCGCGCACCGCGCAGATCGAGCGCGACCACGCAATCGCCGAGGGCAAGCGCAAGGCCGCTGCCAAGAAGCGGCAAAAAGAGATCGACGAGGTCATCACGATGGCGCTGCTGATCCTCACCGTGGTCGTCGTGCTCGGCGCCGTGGGCTGGTTTGTGATGGAAGCGCTGGCCCAGTGCGCCGGCAAGTGCGCAATCAACTCTTAAAAGGATCGACAACATGTTTCCTCTCGCAGCGTTGATGGAGGTCGGCAGCAAGCTGATCGACAAGCTGATCCCAGACCCCGAGGTGAAAGCCAAGGCGCAGCTCGAGCTGGCCAAGATGGCGCAGGAGGGCGAGCTGGCCAAGATGGCCAACGACACGAAGCTGTTCGAGGTCGAGCAGACCAACACCACCGACCGCTGGGAAGCGGACATGGGCTCGGACTCCTGGCTGTCGAAGAACATCCGCCCGATGGCGCTGATGGCGATCTTCATCGCGTTCTTTCTGTTCACGATGATGTCGGCCTTCGGCTACAACGCGCAGGAGTCTTACGTGCAGCTGCTCGGCCAGTGGGGCCAGATCATCTTCCTGGCGTACTTCGGCGGCCGCACGGTCGAGAAGCTGGCCGACATGAAAATGAACAAGAAGTGATCACGGCCGAGTACCTGGCCACGGCCACCGGAGCCACGCCTGCGAATGCAGCGAAGTACCTGGTGCCGCTGAACGCCGCGATGGAGCGCTTCGAGATCAACACCTCGAAGCGGATCTCCGCATTTCTGGCCACGGTCGCGATCGAGTCGGCGCACCTGACGGCGGTGGAGGAGGGGCTCTACTACTCGAGCGCCGAGCGCCTGGCCGCGATATTCAAGACCGCGTTCAAGGGCGATGTGGCCCAGGCGCTGCCCTTCACGAAGAACCCCAAGGCGCTCAGCCAGAAGCTCTACGCCGGCATGCACGGGCGCGGCCTGATACAGCTCACCTGGGAGAAGAACTACCGCGCCTGCGGCGATGCCCTGGGCGTGGACTTCGTGGCCCAGCCGGCGCTGCTCACGACGCCTGAATACGCGGCGCTCTCGGCCGGCTGGTTCTGGAAAACAAACGGCTGCAATGCAGCCGCCGACGCGGGTGACATCTCCAAGGTCACCGGCATCGTCAACGGCCCCGCCAAGATGCACCTGGTCGAGCGCACGGCGCAGTACCTGGTGGCGATGGGCGCCTTCCCCAATGTGTTAGACGCGGCGCCTGGCGCCGAAACCGATCGCCGCATGGCCTGAACTGAAAGGGAGTAGATGACCACCCGGGTACCCGCCCCATTGATTGACCTCTCGGACGGCATGTCCACCTCGGCCTCGACCCTCTCGGCCACCGTCACCTTCAGCGCCACCGCGATGGCGCTCAACTGTGATCTCTCCAACGTCTTCAAGACCACGCTCACGGCCAACGTCACGGTCGCGCCGAGCTTTGTCAGCCCCTGCGACGGGCAGACCGTCAACTGGCGCCTGAAGCAAGACGCCACCGGCTCGCGCGCGATGACCTGGCCGACGGCCTTCGACTGGCCAGGCGGCACGGTGCCGACGCTCACGACCACGGCCAACGCGGTCGACCTGCTGGTGGCGACGTACTTCGCCGACACCGGCCTGTGGTTGGCCAGCCTGGTGAAAGACTTCAAGTGACGTTCGCGGCTCGCCCGCATGCAGCGGCTGGCGGCCCGGCCGGGTTGCCGCTGGGCACGACGATCCTCTTTGCCGAGTCCTACGACGAATTTGGAACTACGGACACCGGCACGATCACCTTCAACACCGACGGCACGATGGCCTGGGCCACGACGTTTGAGTACGGTCCGGCCACGGTGCCGACGAACTGGTACGGGCCCACCACGGGCGGGATCGGTAACAGCTTCCAGGTGCGCTTCACGTTGCAGTCGGGTACTGCCTGGGACGCGGGGCTCACAAGCGGCACGCTTTACGCGCTGTCGGCAGCGCGCGCGTTGACCTGGACACTGTCGTACAACGAGTACAACACCGCCTCAGTCTTAGTCGAGATCTTCTACTCGGGCGGGTCGCCCTACAAATTTGGCACGATGTCGGTCGACCTCTACAACGGCGACGCTTAACCCGCGGCTTGGGTAGCGTTGGTGGCCAACGCATCCCAGCGCCGATGAACATCCTCGGGGCGGATGTGCGTGTAGCGTTTGAGCTGCGACCAGTTGGTGTGCCCGGATACCTGGGCCACCTCCTCGATCTTCAGCCCCGCCCAGAACAGCATCGTGATGCCGGTGTGGCGCAGGTCGTGAAAGCGCAGGTCCTTGATCTTGGGCATACCCGTCGCTGCGATCCTGTCACGCGCGCGTTCAAACGCCGCCTCCATCGACTCGGTGTTGTACGGAAAGATCCGCTCTTCGAGCTTCGGGATCTGCTCGAGCAGCGTGAACGCATCGCCCAACAGCGGCACCACCTGGTCGTTTCCAATCTTGCGCCGTGGGTGCTTGACGTCTCGGATCGTGAGCGTGCGGCGCTTGAAGTCGACGTCTGCCCAGCGAATGCGGGTGAGCTCACCAGCGCGCCTGGGCAACGCGAGCGCCATCTTGTAGACCAGCACCATGTCGATGCTGGTCTGGTGGTGGGCGTTGCGCCGAACGAACTCCGCCATCAGCGCGTCCTCTTCGTCCTGCTCCACCAGGCGGATCACTTCCCGGCTCTTGCCAATGGCGCCGGCCTCCTTGAGTTTCTTGATCGCCAGGTCCACGGGTGTCGGATCGATCTGAATGCCGTGCGCGTAGGGCGCTGCATGTACGGCGGCCGACAGCGGCGACAAGTTGGCCAGGATAGTCGCTGGCGCCACGCCTTCTGCTTTGCGCTTGAGCACGAAGTCGGTGACGTGCTTGGACGTCAGCTCGCCCAGCTTGACTGCGCTGAACGCCTGGGCCGTCATTTGGTGGTTGTGAATGGTCGAGCGCCCGAGCGGCCTGAGCTTTTGCTGGTATTCCAGGTGCGTGAGGATCAGCTCGCTCACTGTTGTGTTGCGCTGTGCGGCGGCAGCAACGCCGCCGGCCTTGACCTTTTGCTCCAGGCGCTCGGCCCACGACTCCGCCATTGCTTTGGTTGGGAAGGTTTTGGACTCGCTGAAGATGACCACGCCTTGCTGCTTGACACGGACCTGAGCGAAGAATCCGTCGCCGCGCTGGGTGATGGAAGCCATAATGTGGGGGCCTTTCGGGGGTTCGGGGTTGATGCACCGATGCACCAAAACACGGTGCATCAAGACCCGTATGATGCACCATTTGATGCACCGCTACCCAAGAAACGCCCGTTTAAGCCCGGCTTTAGCCCTTAAAAAGACAGTCCTGCCTGATGCATCAACTACCTGAAACAGTTAAAAATCAACAGCTTACGGGTAAAATGCTGGATCGGCGGCTCTGTGTCGCGCCGATGATGGATGGGAAGCATGCACCGCTGCGGGCCTTATTCCATGCGGGTCTCAAGACTTTGACCCGCGCGTGATGCACCAGGCGATGCACCCAGGGGTGCATCGGACCTGGCGAGTGCATCAGACCTGGCTTCTTTCCCACGAGTCGCGGGCCGCGGCCTCGGTCTTGTCGATCCAATTGCCGAGCGCTTCGGCACTCACCATGATCGGGGATTTGCGGCTGCTGGTCAGGCGAAAGGTCGGCACTGGCAGCTCGTTGCGGGCCGCCTTTTTCAGGGCCTCCTCGTAGGACAGACTGAAATACCGCTCGCAGATATCGCCCAGCGGAATGGTCGGCGTCTTGAAGATGGACATGAGGGCGAGAGAGGTAATCACAGTTTCTTCCTCATGCTGGTTTTCTGCCAAGCGTCGCGGCAGCCGGCGTCGCACCAGCGCATCTCATCGCCAACGATCTCATCGCAATGCAGGCAGCGCCCAGTAGGGGCGGGGCCGACAGCCTTGCGTGCGCGAAGCGACTCCGCCAGGGCGCGGTCCACCTCGTTTTGGGCGCGGTCGATGTCGTCGCTCATGCCCGCTTCTCCAGCTCGATCAGCAGATCGACCTCGTGCTTGATCTTCTCCAAGTCCTGGAAACGGGACTCGGCCGGCTTGTCACGCCAGCGGGTGATGCGCTTGACGATGCAGCCCTCAAGGAAGCCCAGGTTGTTGGCGTGGATGTACTCCACCGGCTGGATCTTCTTGTTCTTGTAGTGGCTCCCTGCGACCTGCACGTCGAGGGGGTTAATTGAATCGTTCATCGTTTGCCTTTCAGATATTCGAGCAGGGTGTCCTGCACTGAGCGCTTGGATTCGCGGCGCGACATGACGAGCTCGTCGATCGTGCCTCGCGCCACCAAGTAGTGAAGAAAAACAGGGCGGTCCTTGCCCGCCTGGAG